GAAGCTCGCGCAGGAATTCAGCCTGGAAATCGGCCGCTGCTACTACCACGCTCGCGGAGTCCGGGACTGGCCGATAGGTGTTGACTTGCAGCAGGCTCAGGCTGCCGTCGACCTGCTCAAGCAGTCCGTCGGCGAGAGCCGTTTTCGCCGGATGCTCGAGATCTGGCAGTCGTGGCTCATCGAAGGAATCGACTATTGAGACCCGTCGACACCATCATCACCGACATCCGGTCCCGGATGAAGATTGGCCACGACGTAGATATCGACTCCTACGCCGACGCCGAAGAAGCGGCCTACATCCGTCCTGTCGCCGAGTACCGGGATCGAGTATGGGAGCATCGACAACGGCTCCCGCACGAGCGCGGAGGGCTCCTCCCTTGGAGTAAGACCCACAACGACGTGCAGATCCCTCGAGGCTGTCTCGTCCTTTGGGCTGGTAAGAGAGGGCAAGGGAAGTCCTTGCTTGCGAACCACGTCATGCTGCATCTGATCTCGCGGGGCGAACGCATCGTCATGGCGCCGACCGAGATGAGGATCGAGGAAACGTTGGAGCGGTTAGAGAACCAAGCGCTCGGCGTCGACGACCCCACCTACGAATACCAGGAGCGTTTCTACACCTGGGCCGATGGTCATCTATGGTTCTACGACGAACCGGAGGGAGTGTCGGAAGCGAGACGCATGATCGGGTTGTGTCGTTACTCGATCAACGAGATCGGCGCGACGCATGTTCTCATCGACTCGTTGATGATGATCAACTTCCGATCCAAGTCGAGCTTCGACAAAAACGAGGCGCAGATCAAGTTTGCGCGTGCTCTCGCTGGCGTGGCGAAGTCAACCGGCGCAACCATCCATCTCGTGGCGCACTTCAGAAAGGATCAAGGCGGCAAGGCCGACGCCGACCAGATCAAGGGTGCCGGCGAGCTGACGGATCTAGCAACCAATGTCTTCTTCGTCAGCGCGAACACGAAGAAGCAGGACGAGGCGAACAAGCCCGAACACGAGCAGCGAACATCCATCATGGAGGAACCCGACATATGGCTGAAGGTGGAGAAACAAAGGCACGGGCCATCCGGCGGCAACTTCGCTTTATGGCTGCATCGATCGAGCCTGCAACTTCTCTCTGCGAGAACTGCTCCTGTACGCCGATTGGTCGACGAGAGTTATGGTCTCTCATCGGGCCCGAAGGGCAACTCTTCTTCCGAGAGCTACTGGACCGAGACGGAGACGGGAAGCGAATGAGCAGCTTGGAGTTTGTGGAGGGATGGAGTGACTGAGATGACATTCGACTCATATGCGGAATTCTTGCAAAGCAAGCGAGCGGTTGCGTTGCCGGATGGTTTCGTCTGCCGGGAGTTGCCGAGCAACCTGTTCGACTTCCAGGCCGTCATCGTCGAATGGGCTTGTCGTCGTGGGCGAGCCGCCATCTTCGCCGACACTGGTCTCGGCAAAACCGCGATGCAGGTTGCATGGGCCGATCAGGTAGCGACACACACGGATCGTCCGGTCCTCATTGTTGCGCCTCTCGCGGTAGCCCAACAGACGGTTCGAGAGGCCGACAAGTTCGGTATCACGGCGCAGTATGCGCGCAGCCCGCTCGATTCTCGCATCGTCGTCACGAACTACGAGATGCTGTCGCACTTCGAGCTAGCATCGTTCGGCGGGGTGGTCCTCGATGAGTCCAGCATCCTGAAGGCGCACGACGGCAAGACGCGAAGCGCGTTGATCAACGCCGCCAAGATCGTGCCGTACAGATTGAGTTGCACCGCGACGCCGGCGCCGAACGATTACATGGAGCTAGGCAACCAGTGTGAATTCCTCGGCGTCCTGTCTCGCGACGAAATGTTGTCATCGTTCTTCGTGCACGACGGCGGCGATACCAGCAAGTGGCGGCTGAAAGGCCACGGCGCAAAGCGGTTCTGGTCGTGGCTGGCAACGTGGGCGGTCGTGATTCGCAAGCCGTCCGATCTCGGCTATGACGATTCGCGATATGACTTGCCGCCATTGGAAATGATCGAGCACGTGGTTCGTGACGAAACGCCATCGCCCGGAGAGTTGTTCTCACGACCCGCGCTGACGCTTTCCGATCAGCGAGCAGTGCGCAAGGCTTCACTGACCGATCGCGTTGCGGTCGCCGCCGAGATGATCAAGGCCAGCGATGATCCGTGGATCGTCTGGTGCAACCTGAACACGGAATCTGATGCGCTCGCAGCAGCGATCCCGGGATCGGTTGCGGTATCAGGCGCGGACAGCATGGATGCGAAAGAGCAGGCGATGCTCGACTTCGTTTCTGGCGGCCTTAGAGTCCTCGTGACCAAGCCCTCGATCTGTGGGTTCGGAATGAATTTCCAGCATTGCGCGCACGTTGCCTTTGTTGGGCTGTCACACTCGTTCGAGCAGATGTATCAGGCGGTGCGGCGTTGTTGGCGGTTCGGCCAGCAGCGAAAGGTGGAAGTCCACATCATCACGTCCGAAGCCGAGGGACAGGTGCTCGAGAACATCAAACGCAAGGAGGCGCAACACATTGCGATGAGCAGTGAGATGATCGCGCACATGGCCGACGCGATGCGCCAGGAAATCACAGGAGCAACCCTGATGCGAGACGACTACAACGAGACGAAAGAGTCCGGCGAAGGGTGGGATCTGTATCTCGGAGATTGTGTCGAGACGGTCTCACGCATGGATTCGGACACGATCGACTACACCATCTTCTCACCGCCATTCGCGAGCCTGTACACATACAGCGCGAGTGACCGCGACATGGGCAACTGCAAGGATGACACGGAGTTTGCGGACCACTTCTCGTATCTCGTGCCCGAGCTCTTGCGAGTGACCAAGCCCGGGCGGCTACTCTCGTTCCATTGCATGAACCTGCCAACCAGCAAGCAGCATCACGGCGTGATCGGCTTGCGAGATTTCCGCGGCGAGCTGATTCGCGTATTCGAGGCAGCCGGCTGGATCTTCCATTCCGAGGTTTGCATCTGGAAGGATCCGGTTACCGCCATGCAGCGCACGAAAGCTCTCGGGCTGCTCCACAAGCAGCTCAAGAAAGACAGCGCTATGAGTCGCCAAGGAGTGCCCGATTACCTCGTGACCATGCGCAAGCCCGGTACGAACCCGGAGCCGGTGACCAAGACGAACGACTCATTTCCGGTCGCGCGGTGGCAGCGATACGCTTCTCCGGTGTGGATGGATATCAACCCATCGCGCACGCTCCAGTTCCGTCATGCTAGAGAGAACGAAGATGAACGCCACATCTGTCCGCTCCAGTTAGATGTGATCGAAAGAGCCGTCGAGCTGTGGACGAATCCTTGCGACTTGGTCCTTTCTCCGTTCGCCGGTATCGGCAGCGAGGGCTACGTCTCGATCCAGATGAATCGGCGCTTCGTTGGCGTTGAGTTGAAGCGAGCGTACTGGAGTGTGGCGTGTGACAACCTCCGGCGCGCGAGAGCGGATGCGGGAGATCTGTTCACGGAGGCGTCGTGATCATCCAAACCCCTGACGACGTAGACAAGCTCATACGCATGTGTAAGTACGAGCTTGCCGATGCTGTTTCACGAGGCCACCAATTCAACGTGAGGATCACGGTTCATGCCGGGGACGTATCAGACCGCGAAACGAGGAGAGGATCACTACAACGCGAGACTGACGGAGGAGGACGTTCGTTGGATCCGGCAACTCGGCGCTGAGCGTTCGGCTCTACTCGAACGAGCGCGAGAGTTGAGCAACATGCAGCTCGCGGAGAAGTTCAGCGTGACCCGACACACGATCGAGCGAGTGCTGTCGCGGGAGCGGTGGAGTCACGTTGGATGAATCCTCATTGCAGCTTCATCATACCAGGCACGCCAATGCCAAAGGCACGGCATCGCGTGGGTATCGTCAATGGGCGCTTGGTGAAGTACGCGCCGAGTGAAATGAAACTGCATGAGAGAGACGTTAGATGGTTAGCGCTCCAGAGTCTTGGAACGAAAAAGAAATGCGAAGGACCAATCCGTTTGGTGCTGGAGTTTTACTTGTCTTGTCCGAAAAGCTGGTCCAACGTAAAGAAGAATAAGGCTTACGCATTAGAGATCATGCCTTCTGGCAAACCTGACATCGACAACTTCGCGAAAACGATCATGGATGCATGCAATGGGATCTTGTGGCGTGACGATGCTCAGGTTGTCGAACTCATAGCACAAAAGAGATATGCGGAACACGCGTCAACGTGCGTTTCTGTGTATCGTTTCGAGGCATGACAATGTATCGCAACAAGACACTGCTCAGCCTCGTACGCGAGTATCCCTGTCAGATCTGCGGCAAGCAGAACCAGACCGTCGTCGCGGCACACGGACCGAAGCGCTGGTGCGGCGGCGGGACCGGTATCAAGCCGGCAGATCTCTACGTGATCCCCGCCTGCTTCCGATGCCACAACGTTCTCGACGGACGCGACATGGCGACGACGATCCCGCGCTCAGAACGCGACGAGATGTGGCTGCGTGCGTGGATGAAGTGGATGCTTGTGCTTGCGGAGCACGAACGATT